CAACGGTAATGAGTTCGGCGGCCAGTCCGAAGAAGGCACTGTGCTTCGTACCCGCGTCTGTGCCATGGAAATCTGGTGTGAATGCTTCGGCAAACCCCGCGAGGCTCTAAAGAAAACGGACTCCTACGAGATCGAAGGAATCCTTTATAAACTGGGCGGCTGGAAACGCCATAACGGCAACGCCCAGAGCAAGCTCCGTATTCCCGGCTACGGTCTGCAAAAGACCTATGTCCGTGTTACTGAGACTGACGGCAAGTAACCACGGCATCGTTACCAGCGGTTAATCAACGGGCGGGTCTGTAACACCATCGGCAACACCCCAATCCATACCCGGTAGGGCGGTTTTTGTGGTGTGTTGCTGGTGTTACTGATTACCTACTTAAACATTGTGAGTAAAGAGAAAAAGGACGCTCGGGCACACATAAACGCCTATACGCGAGAAAAGGCCGGGCATCGTTTGGTAACGAGAACTGGTAACAAGGAGTTTCCATGAGAGAAAAAAACTGTAGAAGCAAAGCTGGTCAAGGCCGTCAAGTCAATGGGCGGTCTTGCCCCTAAGTTCATAAGCCCGGGCCTAGATGGAGTGCCAGACCGTCTGGTTCTCCTGCCCGGCGGCAAACTGGCCTTCATTGAGTTGAAGGCTCCAGGCAAAGAACTGCGGCCTTTGCAAGTAAGGCGAAAAAGGCAGTTAGAAGCACTTGGTTTTTTGGTGTACTGCATTGATAGCCCAGAACAGATTGGAGGGATCATCCATGAAATACAAGCCTCATGATTACCAGGCTTATGCCACCAACTTCATACTGGAGCATCCCATCTCCGCTGTATTCCTGGATATGGGTCTGGGCAAGAGCGTCATCACGCTGTCCGCCATCTTCGATCTTTGCCTGGACTACTTCTCCGTCCGCAAGGTGCTGGTCATCGCACCGCTGCGTGTTGCCAGAGACACCTGGCCTACGGAGATCCAGAAGTGGGATCACCTCAATGGCCTGTCCTACTCCGTAGCCGTAGGTACCGAAGCTGAGCGCAAAGCCAGACACATCCAGCAGCGAGTGTTCCTGTACATCATCAACCGAGAAAATGTCCAATGGACTGGTGGAAAGAAAGTGGCCTGCCCTTTAGACTACGATATGGTGGTCATCGACGAACTTTCTTCTTTCAAGTCCTACCAGGCAAAGCGGTTCAGAAGCCTCCTCAAGGTCCGCCCTACCGTAAAGAGGATGGTTGGCCTCACTGGCACACCTTCTTCCAACGGTCTCATGGATCTTTGGGCGCAGTTCCGCTTGCTGGATATGGGCCAGCGACTGGGACGTTTCATCACCCATTACAGAAACAGCTACTTCCAGCCAGACAAGCGAAATGGCCAGGTGGTGTTCTCCTATAAGCCTCTTCCCGGAGCAGAGGATGCCATCTACCATCAGATCTCCGATATCACCATTTCCATGAAGGCAGTTGACCATCTGGCTATGCCTGAATGCGTCATCAACGAGGTAAAAGTGGCCCTTTCTGAAAAAGAGAAAAAAGCCTACGACACCATGAAGGCAGAAATGGTTCTTTCCCTGGGTGGCGAAGAAATCGATGCCGGGAACGCCGCAGCACTGGCAAACAAGCTGTCCCAAATGGCCAACGGTGCTGTTTACAGCGAAGATCGCCACTACATTGAACTTCATAACCGCAAGCTGGATGCCCTGGAGGATCTGATTGAGGCCGCCAACGGCAAGCCGGTCCTGGTGGCCTACTGGTTCAAGCACGATCTGGAGCGTATCCAGAAACGCTTCACAGTAAGGGAAATTTCCACTTCCAAGGACATCGCTGATTGGAATGCTGGCAAGATCCCGGTGGCGGTCATCCACCCGGCCTCTGCTGGCCATGGTCTGAATCTGCAGGCTGGCGGCTCCACCATGATTTGGTTCGGCCTCACATGGAGTCTGGAATTGTACCAGCAGGCCAACGCCAGATTGTGGCGACAAGGCCAGACGGCAGATACCGTGGTCATCCATCACATTATCGCAGCCACCACAATCGACGAGCGGATCATGTCCGCCCTTCGAAAAAAAGAAAAGACACAATCCGCCCTTATCGATGCCGTCAAGGCAAATTTGGAGGTATGAATATGACTGCAAAAGAATATCTCGGCCAGGCCTACCGCCTGGATCAGCGTATCAACAGCAAGCTGGAGCAGGTCTTGTCCCTCCGGGATCTGACCACCAAGGCCACAGCCACTATGAGCGATATGCCCGGTGGTGGCAGCCGCAATGTCTACCGTATGCAGGACATTATCGGAAAAATCATTGACCTGGAAAATGAGATCAATGCCGACATTGACCAGCTGGTGGATCTGAAGCGAGACATTGTCGCCATTATCAAGGCTGTGGAGAACCCCGAATATCAGACCCTGCTGGAACTGCGGTATCTGTGCTTCAAGACATGGGAGCAGATCGCTGTGGACATGGGCTACGAGCTTCGGTACCTTCACAAGCTCCATCACCGGGCATTGGGTTCCTGCAATATCGCCAGCGTTGCGTGACAGGACACTAAAAGACATAGAAAGACACCCTCGCCCTATGATATCATTATAATTGCCAAGAAAATACGGAACGGCCTCATGGGAGTAATCCCATGGGGCTTTTTCTATGCCCGGAAGGAGGTGTCTCCCATGGGGTACCGCAAGGTTTCCTATCTGGAGCAGATCTGGTACATCCTCCGTTATAAGTTCCGTCACCGACGCAGGAAGGAGGACAAAAGTGCCAAGTAAGCCCAAACGCCCATGCTCTTACCCCGGCTGTCCCAAACTGACCCACGGAAGGTTCTGTGAGGAACACGCAAAGAAGGAAGCACAACGCTACGAGAAGTACGACCGTGACCCGGCTGTACGCCGTAGGTACGGCAGAGCATGGAAGCGCATCCGTGACCGCTACGCAGAGGCCCACCCACTGTGTGAGCTGTGCCAGCAGAACGGAAAGCTGACACCCACCGAAGAGATCCACCACAAGCTGCCCCTCTCAGAAGGAGGCACACACGCCACAGAGAATTTGATTGCCCTTTGTAAGTCCTGCCACGCAAAGCTCCACGCTGAACGCGGCGACCGCTGGCATAACCGTTAGGAGGTTTCGCACCAAAATGTATGCGATTCCTCCACCGGGTAGGGGGGTGTCAAATCTCTACAGCTAATATCTGGTGCAACGGGCGTGGGGTCACGTGCGCGAAATCGCAAATTCAAAGGGGGTATTTACCCGGCCCCGCCGACAGGAGGTGAAACTGTGGCAAAAGACGGTACCAACCGTGGTGGGGCAAGAGTCGGTGCGGGTGCGAAAAAGAAGCCCCTGGCCGACAAAATCGCAGAAGGCAACCCCGGTAAGAGAGCGTTGACTGTCATTGACTTCGATAACGCAGCCGATTTAGAAGGTCAGCCCATGCCGAAGCCCTCTGCTATGCTATCCGCCACACAGAAAGACGGCAAAAAGCTCATCGCCGCTGATGTGTACGAAGCGACCTGGAACTGGCTTGCCGAGCGCAGATGCACTGCACTGGTTTCGCCACAGCTTCTGGAACGCTACGCCATGAGCGTGGCCCGTTGGATTCAGTGTGAGGAGGCCATCACCGAGTATGGTTTCCTTGCCAAGCACCCCACCACGGGCAATGCGATCCAGAGTCCCTATGTGGCTATGAGTCAGAACTTCATGTCCCAGACCAATCGTCTGTGGATGGAGATTTTCCAGATCGTCAAGGAGAACTGTTCCAGCGAGTACAGCGGTGCAACTCCCCAGGACGATGTAATGGAGCGTCTGCTCCAGGCCCGCACAGGCGGCAAGCAGTAAACACACAACATCATTGATACAATGGGAGGAACCTGAATGTTTGAAAAAGTCAATCCTGCCCACCCGGACAAGGTGGCAGACAGAATTGCCGGTGCCGTGGTCGACATCGCATACGAAACCCAAATCGATCCCAAGGTTGCGGTGGAGGTGCTGATCGGTCATGGCATTTGCCATATCATCGCAGAAACATCTGCAAAGCTGAATGAGAAAAAGGTCATCGCCGCCGTTCACCGCATCGCTGGCAATCTTGATGTGGATCTGGTGGTGGTTCCCCAGGACACCCATCTAGCCAGAAA